TAGTCAGCGATATTTCATGCCTTATGAATATCAAAACGGAGTCGGGCATATGCATTTACCTGTCTTAGTAAAAGCAACATGCTCAACACTTGGATTAAATAATGACTACCTTGGTATGATGTTTATTTTCCAATCTCAGACATTTGGTCACCATTGGTTTAGCTTAGGTTTAGACGGAATGGAGTATCATCCACTTTCTCAGTCATGGAGTGCATATGGAGATGTGTATACATCAGCTGCGGACGGCCGAAGAGAACATACCTGCACTTACATTAGATTGGTCAAATATACAGGTGAGGGTTGGTATAATATCGGGAGAGACAATACAACAGACCATGATACATCAGTTTTAAAACATCCACATTCTGGAGTTTCAATATATACAGATGCATGTACTACAGCGTGGTCTCCGCAAGGACAAAGCATTCCAGATGGTCACTTCACTCAGGAAACACTAGGGGACATTCCAGGGGGTTGGACAAATGGAATATGTGTTGCTAGAAATCTTGGGTTTGACGCTTTATATGGCCCCGCATCACCATACGGTCGTGGGGCAGGTTATCCACGGATTGGCGCTAGTTATGTCGCGAGCGCAAATAGTATTAATTGGAGTGATTTATTTGAAGGAGATTTTCAAATAAATAACTTTATAGAATATGGTTCAGACCCGTCATATAGAGCTGTAGCGTCACTCGGTGACGCACAAAATATAAATTCTGGATGGCTTGATGGTTGTGCTGGCCCGAAAGCTTCTAGCTGGGATTACTGGACTACCGCGGGAATGACCGTTAATCAGCAAGCTTGGAGTTCATCCGGGGGAAATAAAGGTTGGTCGCAAGTACATAAATTTATCGATAACCCACCACAGTAAATCTATTCTTTGTTTTAAATTCGCAAAAATATAAAATTATGGCATATATAGTAAAAGCTCAATACGGTCGATATATTATAAATGATGAGTCTTATTCATCTATCTTTGTAACAACGGGGAATACAATAACTTTCGACGTTTCTCATCCTAGTAACACAGATCATCCATTAAAAATATCCACAACTAAAGACGGAACCCATGGAGTTGATGAAAATGGGAACCAAGGCACAGAACTGGACGACGCTACAGCTATAGTTAATAACGGAGATCCTGGCGATCCTAATGCACAAATTATGTTTACTCCTGCACTGGATGGTATTTTTTACTATTATTGTGAGCATCACGCTAATATGGGCTCAAGCATTACGTCAGTACAAACAAAGTTCACAGATCTTGGAGCTACCGCATACGACGCACAAGATGGTGACATAACAAACAGAATAACAAAAAAAATATACAAAAAAGATGGAAATAATGTATTTCAGTTAGTAGCGTCCATCGATGACCCTCATGGTAATCCATGGGAAGTTTTAGATATTGATATAACTGAGCAAGCATCTTATAAAATAGAATATAATGCAAAAGGTCTTGATAATATTGATGCATCTAATCAACCATTAGAAAGATATATAAATATCATTACATCCGGGTCGGGGTCAGGCTCGAATCCTGTTTCAAATGAATGGGCTGTCAGTAATACTAAATGGGAAGGAACTATAGAAGAGTGGTGCGGTTACAATTTTACTTCTGATACGGAAGTTACACTGCAAATTGCCGGATTTATAGACTTTGGTGTTGGTAGTGGAACGTGGGAGATGAAATTTTACGGTACATATGAAGTCTCAGCAGACGGTATTGTATCCATGTCAAATTGGGACGGACCCCATGATGTAGTGAACGTTGGCGGGACTTTTAACCCTGAAGCGCCACATTTCACTTTTACTTTAAAAATTGCTGATGATACTGGAACTTTATTAAACGAAACCACAGGAGATCAGTGGAATAGCACGCAAGATTTAATTTGGGAAAATACAGCTTTTACGAAGGGTCTTAACATAGAACATTGGAGAGACAGATACATGAATTCATAAATAATGCAACTAAAAATACAATCTTGTCTATCAGAACCTCCGAGTGAAATATCTTGTTTTCGCGATGTTACATTATATGCAAAAACTTATATTTTTGAAGATGTATTACTTGAATGCGAACCTGGTACGCGATCAATATATTGGCATTGGTTAAAAAGTCAAGGTGCGCATGATTTTATTTCAGAATTAATTCTTTCAAGCCAAAAAGAACCCGGGTATAGTATTGGAACTACCCCGGGTTATAATATTGTTACAGACCGTATCGCCTGCTATAATCTAAGCGAAATTATTAACTCGCTGCAGCAGTTTCTTCGCTAACCTGTTCAACAGCTTCATTCGCGGCATTTTCAGTTTTTGATTTTTCTACCGCGGTGAGAAGTTCAGAAACTTGTTCGTCGGTCATATCCTTCACTTGTTCGCGACCTTGCGCTAAGGCTTGATTTTGAACTAGTTGAAGTACTGCATTAAGGGAAACTTGAGAAAGCGCTTCTGCAAGCGTTGCTCGGCCAAGAAATTCATTAGCCAATGCTACCACTGCATCTTCGCGTTCTTGCGATACTTTTTCGTCTGTGTTTTGAGTATTTTGATCTGTCATGTTTTATATTATATGATTTTAATTTTTTTTAAAGTATTAATCTGTATTTTGATATGTTGGGTTTTGATTGTTGTATATTCTTTGAGTAAATAAATTATGAAATAATACTTGTTGTTGTAATCTATTTATTTCTTTATTTTGATTATTTACCAATTCATTCTGATCCCATGCAAACCACATTATAAAAAATAAAGCTAATAGTAAGCTCACGATAGTTAAATGATCATTCATTAAGTTATAATAATAGTATAGTTTTTTGTTTCAATTATAATATTTATTTATTTGAAAAAGATATAATTTAAACAATAATATATTATAAAATGCAGAGAGTTTCTGCAGTAATCTATATAAAATTTTTAGTGTAAAAATATTAGATAAACATAAACAATTTAAATGAGCGCAGATTATTATCAAGAAAAAGGTGCAGTAGCTACAGACGCCGCCGATACTGACATCACGGAGTATATCACCAAAACTATAGAAAAATACAATGAAGAAACAGGGGAATGGGACATTATTGGTCAAATTAATGACGCTCATCAAAATCAAGAGTTGTGGAGCGAAGAAGATGAGCTTCCGGAAGGAGTAAATGTTGGAGATGTTAAAATTGAGGGGTGGACCGTGCCGCACATTGATACTACACAACCTGGAGCTCAATACAGAATAAGATATAATGTAAAAGATGTAGCGAATCAGCCCGCAGAAGAGGTTACTAGATTAATAACTATAGATCGACCATCCTCAATGTACTTAAATTATATTGGATTAAGAGATGATGGGATAGCGCAGGTGCCCACCAATTATACTTTAGGTGGTAGCTATTACTTTTTAAAAGCAGGAGGTCAGGCGTGGTTTGGAGAAGGTGATACTTGGCATTATAATATTTCTTACAAAGACATAGAAAGCGAGACGTCGGACGCATCACTTGCGGACGTTAAAAAAGAAAACAATGCATCGTACCAGATCATTAACGATTTCGGAGGTTACCTTGAATATCAGGATATAACGTTGAGCGATTATGTTTATTCTGATTTCAAATATAAATGGAGCAGGGTAAATGACGTACTTTTTATCGCATACGACGTCTTTAGAGGAATGCTTGCATATCGAACCGGAATCTTGCATTTCAACGGATATGACACTGGGGTTCAATCCTATGGTAATTTAGATGATCAAACGAATAATAATTATTATAGTTGGTTGAGTGAAAATATAGAAAATATCCGAGACTTACGTCATTTCCCTGCGAAGTATGCATTCATATCAATATGCCTTATGGGTAATGGAGACTTGGTTAGTGCAGACTGGACAAACCCTGAAAAAATGCAAAATCCTCCAATCATCAAAAGCAAGATAAGATCTATAGTCGCCGCAGATATTTCAAGGAACTCGTCTAGTGCATCTGACTTTGTAGAAAACAATAAAGATGCCGCATTTATATGTGAAGATTTTAGCAGAGATCTATGGTGGATTTATTACGATGCTTCGCATAGTTCATGGGGTTCAATAAAATTCAACTTAAATATTAAAGCTCATGAGATACAAGCTATAACTATTCACGAACAAAATGATCTTTGTCGCATAGTATTAAAAAGTGATACTACAAAAATGTACAACTACACATCTGATAGATCTACCTATCAAACAAAATCTAATTTGACTGATGAAGATTTAGTTGCCCATGATTTTTTAGATAGTGAGTCAAATATACTAGCAATTTACTGCAGCCTTGACTTCGTTCTGATTACGGAAGATGGAATACATATTGAAAATCATAGTGTTAATCAGTATGGTCAGCAGCCCCTGCCATACAGTGCGTCTATCTTGGATGACGATAAAGAAGAATTGCCTGGATCTGCAGAAATATCATGGGCAGAGCTTTTTACAATGTATGAATTTGATAAAGTAATTCCTGGAATGGACCACCTTTTGAATGTGATGAGATACGTTCTCAAGCAAGAATATTTAAACGAATGGCAAACAGCGAACGCGCATATATTTCCTGCTATATATATCTTATGCCCAAGCCCCGTGACTTTGATAGATGCTCGGCCAGATGGGAACCCCAACGGAGTAAATTATTTACAGGGTCGCCCACAAAGATCTTTCGCTCAAGAAACTTTAGAAAGATTGATACTTGAAGAGCTTACAGTTCAAAGCGGAGAAAAAGTGCTTGATATGAATCCTGGAATTAGGAAGTGGAATGAATAATAATCGCGAAAATAATTAAACGTTGTAAAAAGTATACTTCGTGTAACTACTTAATATGGCAAATTTTAGAATAGATCAACTTCAATCTTTAAGTCCGGCAAACTTTGATCCTTCGAGCGATGTTTTAATTGTTCAAAAACCTAATGGAGGAACATTCAAAATGACTCCTGGAAACGTAGTAACGAATACGGTCTCTGTCGGCCTGAAGTTTTTAAGTAAAAGCTACTTTGTGGAATCTTTCGGCGGAACTGCAGGAAGTTGGCAGAATAGTTCTTTTAGCGTTGATTCAGCGAATGTACCAGATACAGCATCTGCAGCGTTCTTATCTATAGATAATAGCGGAGACGATGATCCGGCTTTTGGTTTTAGATTTTTTACATCATCTAATTACTCAATCAATAATATGCATGAATTAAAATACCTTAATTTAAGTAGTAGTGACCAACAGTCGGTTACAACTTGTTTTGTTCCAATAGTTAATGGAGTAATATACTATAGTTTATATAATATTCCGCATAGCGCAAATAGTAAACTGGATGTTTATATGCATGCGTATATGTAATTATTTATTTTTTTTACTTTTAATTCTTTTTATTTCGTCTGGTAAAATTTTAACAACTTTATCTGTTTGATTTTCCATCATTAGTTCTGCTGGGGTTGAGCCGTTTAATTTTGCATTTTCTGTTTTTAGCCAGCAGGTAGATTGATAAGAATTTAAATTTTTACTTAATGTTTCAAGAATTGACTTTTGTGACATGTAATATATTACACGTTTTTTATATTTTTTTAACTAGAAGGTGTAACATATAACCTATGGGGCCAATATTAAATACTATTATAGGAGCCGGAATAAAACTAGCATGTAATTTAATTAATGCGTGGCTAGAACAAAAAAGACAAGATCAATTAGCTTTAGCTGCAAGGGACGAAAAAATGTTAAACGCTTTAATCGCAAGTCAGGAGGCTAATGCGAAAGATCCTTTTGTAAAAGTAACAAGAAGAATTTTATTTATGAGTATTACGTTTACAATGTGTTTTTTGATGATTTATTATGCAATGAATCCACATATATCATACGATTTAATTGTTCCAAAAGGAGATAACGCTAAGTGGGGTTTTTTTGGTTGGGTTTTTGGAGGAAAAGACTGGGAACTGGTGACTATGACCGGAGGATTGATGCTTGCATCGTTTATGGATTTATGTTTCATGGTGATTGGTTTTTATGCAATACCCAGTAAGCGCAGATGAGATTTTTATTATTTATAATCTTGTTTTTTAATGGATGCGCAAGCAAGGTAGCAAAAAGTTTAAGTAAAAAGCCAGATACTGGTTCTATTAAAGATAAATCAGATGTATTTAATATCGCTGAAAGCACTGAAACCTATAATCATCAAGATCCGTTAATTTGGTTCGGGATTATTATATTAATCGTTTTGCTATCAGCAATTATACCTTTAATTTTTAAAAAATGAATAGTGGACTTGATATTATAAGCGTGCTAACAGGTGTTGTTTCTGCGGCGACAGCTGTTATTGGAATGTGGTTGAAAATAAAATACGATGAAAAGAAAAGTAAGGAATTAAATTATGACCCTTCGGCGCATGGAAATATTATTTCTGCACTTAATTTTGTTATGGAAAAAACAGAGGCTGATAGGGTTTACATTATGGAATTTCATAATGGGGAACATTACTTTTCTGGGAGGAGTCAACAAAAACTAAGCTGTACATACGAAGTGATTAGCGAAGGAATAAGCTCTGAATGTCAAACTATGCAAAACATAAGAGTTTCAAATCTTCACGGCTTAACAAAATCGATTGCCGCCGAAAAAACTTTTATATGTAAAGATGTAGAAAATTATGGAGAGGATATAGGCTTTAAATCTTTCTTGCAAGAAAAAGGTGTTAAAAGTTTATTTGCTCGACCTATTAAAACTTTAAATGGAAAAATACTGGGAACTATTTGCCTTGAGTACGTCAAAGAGAAAAGAGAATGGGGAGTTGATGCAGAGGAGTTTACAAAAAAACAGAGTGTAGTTATTGCAGGTTATTTGATATAATTAATTTTTTAGCTATAATATATTATTATGGCTTTTTCGTACTGTCCTCATTGTGGATTTAAAAATATGTACTCTATGCAGGCACCAAAATTTTGTGGTGGATGTGGAGAGGGTTTAAGTATATTATCTGCAGCAAAAACAAAAGCTGCTGACTCACGCAGATCAACTAAAAAAATAGTTGAAACTATAGATGACCCTGATGGTGTGGATATTTATGAGGTTCCGAATATTTCAAAATTATCATATAGTGTCGAAAGTGATAAAAATAAATTTAACTTAAAGGACTTGATTCCGCTAGAAGTTTTAGAAAAGTTTCAGGAAGAAGATGAGCCTATAAAGAAAACAAAAAAACGTGGTAAACCAAGAAAATCCTAAGTTTACCTACGAAGATAAATCTGACGAAATTGATTTAGAAGTCAGAAAAAGAAAGGGTAAGTGGTTTTTAGATTCTTTGGCTTGGTTTGATTTTGAAGATGTTGAGCAAATTATAAAAGCGCATATCCATAAAAAATGGCATCAATGGGACCAGTCTAGGTCTTTAAAACCATGGATAAATAAAATAATTACAAATCAGATGAAAAATATTTTGCGAAATAACTATAGTAATTTTGTTAGGCCTTGCTTGAATTGCCCATTTAATCAATCTTGCGCCGCAAAAGACGGTGGAGAATCTTCTCTTTGCGGTTTCACAAAAAGCGGATTGCAGGATTCTACTTGTCCGTTGTATGCAAAATGGGAGAGAACTAAAAAACCAGCGTATGGAATAAAAATGGCTCTCGCTCTTGAAAATCATAGCTACGAAGTATCGGCTATGCAAGATCAAAATTTTGATTTAATGGAAGCTCAGAAAAAATTAAATGAGCACATGAAGAATGAATTATCTCAAAAGCAATATCAAGTCTACGACCTGCTTTTTGTTCAACATTTAGATGAAGAAGATGTAGCAAGAAAAATGGGTTATAAGACTACCGAAAAAGGAAGAAAGGCAGGGTATAAACAAATTAAAAATCTCAAAAAAATATTCAAGCAAAAAGCTCAAGACATACTAAAAAGAGAAGATATTATTTCTGTTGGATCAACAATATTATGGAGTTAGACGAAGACCAAAAAAACATAATCAGAGATAATTCTGCGGAAATCACAGACCTAACGGAATTAACAAGATTGGTTTTTCCTGATGCCAAAAAAATAGATGGAAGAAGCAAGCAAGGCAGAGCTGTGAGGGAGTTTTTATTAAGTAATAAAATTGATTACCAAACAAAACATTTTCAACCAAAAGATGATATTCAGTTAACTGAAGAGCAGAAAGATTTTGTAGACAAATCTATCCAAGATGGGATGACTTGCGCACAAACAGCTACAGTTCTTTTTCCTGAAGTCAGAGTTACTCAAGCAACTAAGGAATATCAAGCCGTATTTGAATACGTCGACTCTAACGAAAAAATTAAGACGCCAGCATCGGAAGACGCTATAAATCGACGTTATTTTCCACCTAAAGCGGCGAGTAAAATAATAAAAAAAATAAACGACTCAGCTCAGACAAATGTTAATGAAGACAAACTAACAATGAGTGAAAGGAAAAGTGTTGAATCTCTGGGAGCGTTTCTTGCTTCTCCTAGGTTTATTCAGGTTATAAATACTTATGACGCGCAGGCAGATAGAGATTTATTTGAAGCTGAATTTGTTCGAGCAACATGGGATAAACCAGATCTTACGAGTGATGAAATTAATTTATACATTAATGTTTGCATGGATTATATACATTTAAAAAACATTCAAAGCGCAATTAATAAACTAAATAGAATGTTCGACGAAGCAGAAGATCAGCAAGATTTAACTGTAAGATTGGCAGAATTGCTAAAGACAAAAAGCGAAGAATATAATCAATGCGAAAAAAGAATGGAATCTCTGATCCAGAAATTGCAGGGAGATCGATCAAAAAGAATATCTTCAAAACAACAACAAAATGCTAATATCTTGGCTTTGGTTCAGCTATTTCAAGAAGAAGAAGAAAGGGGCGTGATGTTGAAAATAGCAGAGCTACAGAAACAGGCGGCAAGTAAGGAGGCTGACAGATTAGAATCCATGCCGGATTGGAAGGCAAGAGTACTCGGAATTTCAAAAGAAGATGTCGTCTAATATTTGTAAGATTTGCTCTCTTGAGTTTGAGAGCGAAAAGAAACTTCATATGCACTTGAGGTCTCACAAGATTACTTTGGCGGAATATTACTTAAAGTATTACCCCAGGTATAATTTATATTTACAATCTATAGGCAAAGAAGAGCTTCTCCCTTTTAAAAACAAAGAGCAATATTTTTCTAAAGATTTCTCCACAAGAGAACAACTTTTAAAATGGTGTGAAAGTGAGTCTGCAGAAATTGTTAAGCCATATATATTAAGATTGCTAAAAAAAAGAATAGAGGGGAAAGATTTAAACTTCGCTCCCTCTCATCTAGAGTTGGCGGTGAATGAAATGCCAACTATCGAGCTTTATCAAAAACATTTTGGGTCATATTCATCCGCTTGCAATGAAGTTGGAGCGAAGCCAATGTTTGGATCTAAATTACCAAATGAGTGGACTAAGGATGTAGACCCTACGATAAAAATATTTATTGATACAAGAGAACAGCAGCCTTTGACTTTTCCTAATTCGGAATTATTAAAATTGGATTTCGGAGATTACGCAGTTGGAGGAAAACATTATGACTATACTTATGTAGACCGCAAAGGCGAGCAAGATTTTAAGTCAACATTAAGCAAAAATAACCTGGAAAGATTTAAATATGAGTTGGAGAGAACCAAGAATTTAGATTCATATTTATTTATTGTAACGGAAGGTAGTATATCTAGTATAGAAAAAAATAATCGTTGGGCGCCTCATATGTCTAACATGAAATACATTTACCATAACATGAGAGTATTAGCTCATGAATTCGCAGGTAGCTGCCAATTTATTTTCACTGGGAGCAGAGAAGAATCAGAAAGAATTATTCCAAAGATATTAACGTTAGGAAAAAAGCTTTGGGGCGTTGATTTGCAGTATTACATAGATAATAATTTAATATAATGGCGTGGGAAACAGGAAATCAATTATCTAGAAATTCAGAAATGAGCTTCAACGAGCAACTTGAAGAAATTAAAGGTTTCATCGAAGAGAAGGAAGCTAAAATTTTATTGTATAAATTTCTTAGAGAAAATATCACATTTACCGCTGACTTAGTTAGCGGCGTTCAGCTATTCCCTTTTCAGCACATGGCGATTAAAGCTATGTTCAGCACAGATTACTTTATGGGAGTTTGGTCTCGAGGAATGAGTAAATCTTTTACTACTGCAATATACGCTTATCTAGATGCAATATTAAATCAAGGTGTTGAGATTGGTATATTATCTAAGTCTTTTCGTCAAGCAAAAATGATCTTTAAAAAAATTGAAGACATTGCTTCAAAACCTGGTGCGACTTATCTAGCGCAATGCATATCTCATAAATCAAAAAGCAATGACGAATGGTTGCTTGAAATAGGTAGCAGTAGAATACGCGCATTACCTCTCGGAGATGGAGAAAAGTTACGGGGATTTCGTTTTCACAGAATTATTATTGATGAGTTTGCTTTGATGCCCGAAAGGATTTATAATGAGGTCATCATACCTTTTCTTAGTGTTGTTGAGAATCCAACTCAGCGAGAAGAGCTTTACAATCTAGAGACAAATTTAATCCAAAAAGGAGAAATGTCTGAAGACGATAGGCATGTTTGGAGAAACAATAAATTAATTGCACTAAGCTCTGCAAGTTATAAATTCGAATACATGTATAAAGCTTACGAGCAATTCGAAGAGTTAATAATGGCTGGCAGCACAAAACAAAGTGACGCTCATAGAGTAATAATGCAGTTTAGTTATGATTGCGCCCCAAAACAGTTGTACGATCAAAATCTTCTAGATCAAGCTAAATCCACAATGAGTCAAAGCCAGTTCGATCGGGAGTTTGGTTCTATATTCACAGATGATAGTAGTGGGTATTTTAAAACCTCTAAAATGGCATCTTGCACACTTAAAGATGGGGAAAACCCTCATATAGAAGTTTGTGGAGAAGTTGGTGCAAAATATATATTGGCATTTGATCCAAGTTGGGCGGAGAGTGAGAGCAGTGACGACTTTGCGATGATGGTATTCAAATTAAATGATGATAAAAAAATTGGCACTGTAGTTCATAGCTATGCATTATCTGGAACAAACTTAAAACAACATATATTTTATTTTTATTATTTACTAACTCATTTTAATATTGTATCTATTGTAGGAGATTATAATGGAGGAGTTCAGTTTATAAATGCATGCAATGAAAGTTCATTATTTAA